TGCGGTGAATAACCCGTCCGCCCCGGAGAGCAGATTGCCAAGGCGCTTGCCTGCTTGCTGGATTGCGGTGGGCTTCGCGCCCTTGAGTCCCTGCATGGCCATCTGCACGACCGGCGGCATCTGCGCGATCCGGCGCTGGATGTATGGCGAGTTGAGCGCAGCGTCCCACCCGAGTTGCCCGGTGAGTAGTTTCCCCATGCGCTTGAGGTATGCCTTGAGCGGCATCTCTGCGAGTGCAGCCCCGAGTTGCGTGGACTGAACAAGAAGCGTGGACACGCGACCGATAAGGGCGACCTGCGAAGCACGGCCAAGCACATTGCTGATGCCTTGGTTGAGCGCCAGATGCGCCCCGGCATCGCGAGTTCCGCCTTGGGCAAAGTAATCGAGCCATGCGTTGAGAATCTTCCGCGCCTCGGCCCCGCCTTTTTCCTCGACCGAATTCTGCACATCGCGATTCCGCAAGACTCCATTGACCTCGGCGATGAACGGGGCAAAGGCTTTCCAATGCTCCATCTGGAGTGTGTGCGAAATGTAGGTTTGCAGGACATCGGCGAAGCGAGGTTCCGCGATGGCGGTTCCGCGAGTGCGTAGCGCCCCCGGGGATGTGCTGGCACCAGACATGGCCGATCCGCTCACCGGATCAAGAACCTGTCCGGTTGGCGCGGAGATCGGTTGAACCGTGACCGGCGAGTAGTTGCGAATCTGCGGGAGGTTGACTCCGTTGAGTTCGGCATAGACGGCGTTGATGTTGCCGTATTCGTCGGCGTATTGCTTGAGCAACCAATCCCGCAATTGCAGCGCCTCGGGAGATAGGTTCGCGATGATCTCGTCCACAAAATCTTGATCGTAGTGCCACGACCCGGAGGGCTTGCCGGTCTCATCGAGTTCGCCGGTCATGTGCCTGCGCCCATCCTCTTGCTCCCACATCATCACGGCGGATAGACCTTCCAGTTCTGACAACTTGATGCCCTGCACCTCCATGCTGGGTTGCGCGAGGTTGTATCGGAGTTGCTCGCCCGCAAGTAGGTTTCCCCCGGCGAGGTTGGTGAAGTAATCCTCCAGCGCCTGCATCTTTGCTTGCTGCCCGTCCTCTTTCGCATTTTCCGCAGCCCGCTGGCGGTCGATGAGCGTGTTTGCGGTCTCGCTATTTTCTCCGAAAAGGATGCCTGCCACTTGGTCAAAATTGAGCAGGTTGAGAATGTAGTCCTTCCAGCTTCCTTTGAGTCCCGAGTCGGCAATCGCCTTGGATTTTCTACCAGCAAGTTGACCGGCCTTGCCGGTGGCTTGGATCGCCTCCAACCGGGCGACCTCGCGTTGCTCGCGGAGTTGGATCACTTTTTGTGCGTGTGCCGCATAAGCGCCCCCCCAAATCCTTGTCGCCTCATCCAGCGCCGATTTGCGGCGATCCGCATCGGCATTGCGCCAATCGCCAACCAATGCGACGAGTGCCGCCTCGACTTGCGCCCGCGCCTCTTCTTCGGCGGTGAGTTCCCCGCTGGCGATCTTGGCATCCAAGCCTGCAATGTGTGCTGCGACCGAAACGGCATCCATTTCCACGGCATCCCGAACAACTGCAAACAGGTCTTGGATGTCGGCTCCGATGCCCTTTGGCTTTTCTCCGGGCGCGGCCTTCTTCGGCTTTGTGCGGTCGAGAAGTTTTCGGAATGCCTCGTCGTATTCCTTGCGGAGTGATTTTTCGACTTCGCGGTCGATCATGCCAATGCGTTGCTTGAAAAAATCGGCGAGGGCTTTGTCGGCGCGGGCCGTGGCGAGGTTTTCTTTGGTCGTGTATCCGGGCGGGAGTTCGGTTTGCTGACCGGCCTGCCCGATGCTCATGCCTTGGCGCATCCATGCGGAGATAAGAGCGCCGTTCATGCCGCTGACTTCGCTGACCTTTTCGCCATCCTTGAAGACATCCATCGGCGCAATGTTTGCCAGCTTGGTGTATCCACCCACTCGACCACGGATATCCGGCGGGAAAACCGAGAGGATCGCGTCGAGTTCTCCGAGACCTTGCAGAAGTTGTGTGCGGCGGAATTTCGCGGTGTCCTTGTTGAGGGATTCCAGCGCCTCACGGTTGCGCTCCATCACTCTTTGGAACTTCGCCCGCGCCCGCTCGTAGACTTTAAGCCGCTCGTCCGGGCCTCGGTTCATGCCGCCGAGAGCGGCGTTTACTCGGTCGATCTCGGACTGGCTGGCGATGGAGTAGTTTACTCCTGCTCTTCGATCTCCGCCTTGGCGTCCTTGTCGAATTCCAGATTGAACACTTCCTGCGGAGTCAGCGACTTGCCCAGTAGAGCTTCGCATCCCTCCTTCGCCTCCCGAATTGCTGCTACCCACTCTGGCCCATTCGGGGGGAGTGATTCCCAATCCAATGATTTGAGTTCTTGCAGCGTCAGCATTTGATGAAGTTTCCCATATTTTAGTAATTCCAGCAACGAAGTTTTTGTCTCGTTTGCGAATATCCGTGAACAATCCACGGATCGCTTCCCAAGTGATTGATTGCATTTGGCGAGGCATCACTCCCCGCTCCTTGGCCGCTTCGCGCAGGGCTTCGTGGAAAAGCCAATAGATTCCAGAGTTACCACCGCCCGCCACGCCAGCGTTTCCAAAATTAAGACCGACCAAGTAACCCTTATTTCCCATCGGATACAGCACGGCAGCATTGACGGCATGGGTATCCACGGTGGCATCTCCAAATGGCGAGGTGGGCGCGACTATGTTGTTGTAGAAGTTCCGAATCTTGTGTTCGGTTCCCAGCACCTTGGAAATGTTCTTGGCGCTTCCGTCCTCGTAAATGGAAATCGCTTTTTCGATGAAGGTGTAGGATTGCCAGACCAATTTCTTGTTCGTGCCGTCGAGGTTTTTGCGTATTCCAAGAGACTCCCCTTCTGGAGACAATACATCATGCGTCAGTCCATGCACATGTGTGGACATGAGCCGAACGGCAACTGCGGCAATTGTCCTTCCTTCCTTGGACTTGTCTTTCAGCAGTTGTGAAATGGATCGCCCTTCGATTTGCTTGAAAGCCTTGCGAATTTTCCTGTCGTCTTCGGCGGCATCAAGCATCTCCCGCATGGCCCCGCCCATCGTTGCCTTGTTGATCTTTTTGTTTTTGTGGTTCGCCATCACATCGGCAAACCGCTGGCCCATCGCCACATTTTGGAACCAATCCTTCATCGGGCTGAAGACCGCGATGATGGCGGATGATTGCTCAATCGTGAGGCGGTAGTTGTCGCGGACCCCCTCCGCCAGCAACCGGGCGCCGTCATACCAATGCGTGGAGCGGATCACAAAATCAGCGGACAGCGCATTGAAGGCATCGTAGAGAGCCAACAGGTTTCCCTTTTGGAAATCAAGGAAGGCCCGCATCCGTTTTTGGGCATCCTTGAATTTGGTGATGTATTTCGGCAGCGGCACGCCATCGACAAATTGCGTGAGCATGGCCATCTGCTTCTCCAGCTCGTCTGGCTTGACCGTGGCGATGCCGTCATTGGTGTCTTGAGTTGTAGGTTTGACCTTTCCTTGCCATGCCGTGCCTACCCTGCTGCCATCATGCCTTGGATTTTCCTTTGTAATCTCGTCGAAGCGAATCCCTCCGACTGATTTCTTTTTCCCGATGCTGTAGTTGATGTTCGGGCTTGTCGGATCGAATGTGCCGCGATTGCCGGTGGCCGATTTGACCTGCGTTTCGTTGAACGGAATCCAGACTTGGTGCTGCATTCCGCCGCGTTTTCCTCCGGTGTCTTTGATGCCATCGTAACCGAGGGACGACAGAGTTTCTGTGACCCAATCGGGGATGCGCGTCCACGCATGGGTCGTTCCTTTCGCCATGTCCTCTTTCAGCGCGGCCATCCAATCGTTCCCGCTGATGGTGTTTTTATCCCATGCGTCCGGGTTGCCTCCTGCGGATTGCTTGGCCCGCTTGCGCTTGCCTGCTTGTTCCAAGGCCGAGACGACATCGCCCGGGATGTTTGCCGTATCAAGCGGGTTTTTGATCGAAAGATAGACCGGGTAGACTGCCGAGCGTGCGGCGTTGGGATCATCGAGCGTGGCCCCTTTCACGCCTGCCGCTTGCAGGACTTCCAAAAACCTTTCCTCTTGGTTGAAAAGCGATCCGCTGGATAGCCACATCTCAACCAAGGCCCGGAGGCCGTTCCCCCGGGCTTGGCGCAATTCGTAGTCGATGCTTTCGCGAGACATGATGCTCTGCGAATTGGCAACAATCGGGCCTTCGCCAGCATCCCAATCGGAAAAGCCAATCGTGTAGATGCGTTCGTTTACCGCAGCCCGCTCCTCGGGAGAAAGGTTCCACCATGCGCGGTCGATAGCGACCGGCGAGCGCATCCCCTTGCCCTTGTATTTGAACCACTCGGCATAGTCCGATGGCATCTTCGCAGAGGTGTCTCGTTTGTTCGTTGAGTAGGACGAGGCAATTGCCGGGTCGTTTGTGAAAAAAGCCATCGGCCCGGAAGTGGCGCGGGATTTACGGAAACGGTCTCCTACGCGATCCGCCCTTTGTGTGCCGTGGAAAACCACCATCGGCTTTCCATCGGAATCGACCACCTTGGATTCTCCGAACCATCCTTTGAACTGCGGTGTCCCAATACTGTAGTTAGTATCAGTCGAAACAGGTTGAGCGAGAATGTTCCCTGCTGCTGATTTTATTCGGTCTGCAAATTCTTTTGGAAACTGCGAAGCCAAATCATTTGTGAGGTAGTCGGCGAAATCGGCTGCGTCATCCACGGCGCTGGATTGGAACTCTGGCAAATCATCGCGGGTGGCGTAGTTTTGCAATGTCAGACCACGATCCATTTGATCGCCGACCTCGCGCAGAATCTTATTGATTTCGGAAACCGAACCATCCAACGGATCGACCTCTGGGTTGAGGCGACCTTCGCGCTCCAACCCGGAAACAATTTCGCCGGAAATAGGTTGGTTGCCTTGAACCTGTTTTGCCTGTTGCGCGAGTTGTTGTGCTTCTTGCTGCAAAACGAATCGCCCTGTTGTTGTGACAAATCCAAAGTTTTGAGTCGGAGGAAACTCGCCACGATCCAAATCATAGGCGCTCTCTTCCATGAGTTGGGCGTGGGTTTTAAGAGGTGAGCTTAAAATCTGCCCGTCTTTATCAATAACCGCAGTCGCAGCAATCCTCTCGGACATGGACCCGATTGAGTAGTTGAAGGTGCCTTGTGCCAATTCGCCGCCGACCCGCTCCCGGGTGGTGTCCACCATCGTCTGCTGGTTGAGTCCCACGGATTCGGCAAGGAAGGATTCAAAGTTGGAATCCACCTTGCCTTCGGCGATTGCTCGCTTGAGGCGGTAGGCTCGGCGGAAGATGTCTTTCACCACAACGGCTATCCGGCGCAAGAACCCACGGAGTCCTCCGGGGATTTGCTCGTCACGGATTTTCCCGTTCATGTAAGCGACCGCGACATCGGAGAATGATTCGATGACATCGGTGTCGGTCTCGGTGCGGAGCTTGCGCTCGGTTCGCTCGCTTTCGATGAGCGGGATGACTTGGTTGAGTTGCTCGCGCACCCAATCCATGGACACTCGCCCCTCGGCAAGCGCCCGCTTGAGGTTGTCCTGCGAGAAGTCTCGCATGACCTCAATGCCGGTCGCCCCATCTTGGATGCGGATGACTGACCGGTAGATGCCCTCTGCAAGCGCCCCTTGGTTGCTGGCGAGAACCGGGAACTGCGCGAGTTCGGAGGGTTCGTTGATGTCCATGCCGAATGCGCGGACGGTTTGGAAAAGGTTGTCGAGGTTTTGCTCCGTAGGGTTTGCCTCGTATTCATCGAGCAGGTTGCGCGGAGCGTCATCGAGAACCAGTTTTTGAATGTCCTCGCCACGGGAAATCGCTTGGTTGACTCGGTCTATGAATTGCAAGGACTCCACGATGCCGGTGGTCGCCCCGGTGATCCGAGTGCGAAGCATTTCCCGGTGAGCGGTCATGGCGGACTGCTCGTCCTCGCTGCGGTAAGCAACCGTGCCTTTCTCGTCGCGCACAACAAAGACCGGCTTGCCGTTTTCTCCTTGCTCGCGAGTCATGGTTGGCAGGGTTGGGTCTTCCTGCATGGACTTGGCCTCATCAATCTTTGTTTCCATGTAGGAGATGCCCGCCTTGATGTTGTCGAGAGTGAGTTTTTTGTATTCGGCTTGCAATGCCGCCTGCCGGTCCTGCGGAGTCTGGTTGTCCTCCACCCGCTTGATCGCGGCTTCGTCCATGCCGAATGTCCGGTAGAGATCGAGGCGCTCGTTGAAATCGTTGAACCGCTTCCCATCGGCCATGGTGGCAACGCCGGTTCCGATGAGGATGCCGGGGATCGTTGCGGCAAGGACATCGAGGCGGGAGGTTCCCCATTGCCCGAGCGTTTCCCGCCAATTCACATCCGGCACATCCGCGCCCAATGCATCAGCGACATCTTGCACGACCGGAGTGACCAAGTCCTGCGTTCCCTCCACGATGTTCTCGCCCACGACAGCAGTCCCAAATCGGATGCCTGCGCTGCCAGCACGACCGACTCGCGCCGGGTTGCCGATCTTGGACATCAGTTTTTCAAACGCCGGGAGCTTGCCGAAAATCATCTTGGCACCGACACGCTCTAGCCCGGATTGCAGGATCGCACTTGGCGCGGCAATCGCCCGGGCAGTTCCGGGATCGACTCCATCAAGGCGCAGTTTGTTGTATTCTTCGGAATAAATCGCCGCGCCTGTCATCCAAGGACCGACTCCGGGGACAAGCGCCATGCCGGTGTAAGCAAGCGCCTGCGGAGACCCGTATGCCATCGCCTCCATGAATCCGCCAAATCCTCCCTCGTTGATTTTTTTGATCGGGTCGAATTGATTGTCGGCAATGTTGAAAAGCTCCCGGTAAACTTGCAGCCGGTCGAATTTCTTCTGCGCCTCGGCGGTCAGTTCGGTGCGTTCCTCGGGGGTGATCTCTTTGGCGTTGGATTGGTCGAACCCGGGGTAGACGGTCAGCTTGCCGGTGTCGGTATCTTTCCAGACCTTTGGTGCTTCCTTGAGAAGTTGCAGTTCTGAATAAGCGGCATCCTCCTGCATGACCATCGAGCCGGATCGGAACATATTGAGCGTCCGACTCCATGATTCTCCCCATTGTTCCAAAAATTCCTTGGGTTCCTGCCCAGCTTGCTTTGCTCCAAGAACCACGGCGGCATAGGCGCGGTCGCGAACCTCGGGCGGCATGGTTGCCAGCGTGTCGGCGAGGGCTTCGATCTCCTGCACGGATTTAGGATTGTCCTCCCCAGCCCGCTTGGTGTCCCGCCCGGTTACCGCAGCGAGGTGGTCGTAAACTTGCTTGAGAGGTTCGGAGTAGTTCCGAAGCATCCCTTCGGTCTCGGTGGCGTAATCCGATGCGGCTTGGAGCAACCCGGATTCCCAGCCCGCTGGCAATTTTTTGAGTTTCTCGGCGTTGCGTTCTTTCCAGATGCTGACAAGTTTCGGCACCTCGACCGCCGTGCCTTGGCCAATGCTGTCAAATAATCCCAAGGCAATGTCCCCGGGGATTTCGTTGGCCGATTGCATCACCTCATTTCGGGACTGCACTCCCTGCTGGATGAGGCCAAAGGTTTCCTTTTCCGAGAGACCGGATTTGCCAAACGCCTGTTGTGTCCAGATGTCGCGCTTGGCCGGGTAGATCATCCCTTGGTCTTCGACCGTCTCTCCAAGTTGGTTGGCAATGAACTGCCGATTGGCAATCTGGTAGCGGGATTCCTCGTCCAGATCGGAATATCCTTCGTCCGAAATGTAATTGTCGAAATCGGTGTAAACCCGGGTGAGGTGATCCCATTCTTGCTTGTTACGCTCGGCATCCTTGGCATCCGCCCATGCCTCCAGAGCTTTTAATTTTGTGCCGTCATCCTCGACTGAATTCGTGTTGAGTTCGTTGTAGTATTGAGATGCCGTCTCGTCATCGATCACGGCGGTGCGGAATGTAGACATGATTTAAGAAGGCATCTCCGGTAGCGGAGTTTCAAAATCGATCTTTTGGATTTCCTCCATGAGATTTCCCTTGGAGGTTTTTTCTTTGGACTTTTTAAGTTGCCGGACATCAGCCGGGGTCACCGGAGCGGGAGGTTCGACGGTCGGAGCCGGGGGTTCCCAAGGCCAACGCCAACGAGTTTTCTCATTCTGGTATTTTTGCATTTTACGGTCGTAGGAAATCAACGCATTGAAATGCTCGTAGACCTTGTTTTGGTCGGCGGCATCCTTTGGGTTGTTTTTTGCCCATGCCTCCAGCGCGGTTTTCACGCCTGCAAATTTCTTCCCGGCCTCGATGTATTTATCGACTTCCTCTTGCGATGCAGGGAGTGCGCTTGTGCCTTTTTGAAATGTGCCGAATTGCCCTTGGTCAAACATTTGCTTGGCTTGCGCGACTGCTTCTTTGACCGGCGTGGTTTCCCCGGATTCGTTTGCCCGCTTGCGTAGGATCGACAAGGGTTCTTCCCGCTCGCCCTCGGGAAGTTGGAGGATCGTGTCGCGGATTTGCAAATACTCACGCCGGTCTGTGTCGCCCGCTGGGTCGTAAGCATCCGCCAAAGCAAATGCCATCGGTCGCATTTTCAACCCTTGCTCAATCTGCGCCGGGGTCTTCGCGAAGATGCCGAGCAGGGATTGGATTTTGTTTTCTGGCAGGACATCCTTCGCGTGTTCGCGGACTTCCTCGGGGGTGGAAAGTTGGCCTTTAATAATCAAGTCCACCGTGTCGTCATCAAATTGATTGCGGTAGCGGGTCGCCTCGTTGCGTGATTTTTCAAAGAATCGCACGGCATCGGATTTTTCCATCCATGAGTATTTCGAGGACTTGCCGTTTTTTACCGCTTCCTGCGCTTCTTTTTCGGAACCGATGGGATCGAGGATGATGTCTTGCTCTACGACCGCCTCGCGCTGGACCTTGGCCTTGCGCTGCACATCGTCCAGCAACCGGGATTTCCAAAGAGTGGAATCCTCGGGGCTATGGATGCCTTTTTTGACCGACTCATCCATGACGGCAAATGCTCCCTCGTAGTCCTCGTTTGCGATTTTTGCCAAGGCATTAGCCTCCATATCCGCCCGGAATCCTTTGATCTGTTCTTTCTTGGCGAGGTTGTCGATCTTGAGCGAAGAAAGGGTAGACCACCGATCAAAATAGGGAGCGATCTTTTCAGAGGCATTGTTGCTAAATTTGATTTCGGCAAGCGCCCGTTTGGCTTGCTCTTGGTTTTGATCCCACAGGTTGCCCCACTCTTCGACCGGCTTGCCGAGTTGCTCGGTTTGCTGTTTTTGAAAAGCAGACTCCAAGATTGTTTCGGCCCGGGAGATGTCCGCAGAGTCCTTGGCCTCGGCGAATTTCTCGCCCCACTTCATGGCGACATCGCCGATGCCGTCGATGGCCCCGGCGAATTTGGCCATGGCGCGGGCTTCCTGCGAGAAGGCGTCGAGTTCCAGAGTCTGCGTGAGCATCGACTGCGCGGCGTTCCGCATTCCGCTGGGGTCGATCATCGCGGCTCGGCCAAGCTGCGCGGCTTGCGGGGCGAGGATGCCGGTCGATGGCCCGAGGGCTTGCGGTCCGGCGTTTGGGATGTCGGCGAGTCGGATGGCGGGCATTAGGATTTTGCTTTATACATGGAGTAGGTCATTCCGGTGTCGGCCACTTTACCGACCCCGCTGGCCAGCGCGGAGTAGCCACCCATCGCGGTGGCGCGGGCGGTGGCGTTGCCGGACATTTGCTCGATGGCGGCTTGGCGCATGTTGATTCGGTAACCGGCCCCGGCGGCTTTCTCGGCGAACTGGGCATCATTGAAACTGATCTGCGCGGCTTTTTTGTTCATCGCCGAGGCGAAGAGTTCGGAATTCAAGTTGAAGTCGCCGACGAGTTCGTTCATCCCGGCCTCGTAGCGTTTTTTCTCCGAGGAGAGATTGGCGAGGAGACGGGTATCGGCGACCTGCATTTCGTAGAGGTTGGCGGTATCAGCCAAAACTGCAAGAGGAGAACCTTCGGTGGTCACTCCCGCCTTGGCGTATTGGGAGCGCTGGAGTCCGAGGATGCGGGCCTTCTCGGCGCGGATGCGGTCGGCCTGCTCGCGGGCTTGGCGATCCTCGCCATCGGCTTGGGCGCGGAGTTGCTGCGCCTGCTGTTGGACGAGGATGTTGTTCATGTTCGCTTGGTCGGCTTGCGACTGCGAGTTGAACATGGCCATCTGCGAATTGAACTGATCGGCCTGCGCGGCCCGCTCCGCTGCCATGCGCTGCCATGCGGCGTTCTGCTCGTTCTGGATGCGGTTGTATTCGGCGATGGCAGCTTGCGACTTGCTTTGCTCGTTGGCCGAATACAGCGCAATGCCTGTTGAGGCGGCGGTGGCAACAACGGATGCTATAAATAATGGAACTGCTGCTTGCGGCATTTTACTTTTCCTCCTTTGTGGGAACAAAAAGTTGGACTAAATCTTTTGTTGCCGATTGGAATCCTTGCCGCTCCAACACGCGGGCGATGCCAGAATAGGTGAAGACGGCCATGGTATGGTAGCCAAGTTCGCGGGCCATTTTTTTGAGGCAAGCCACGCAATGCCGGAAAGCGAGCAGGGCGGTTTTCAAGGAAAGGCCCGGGGCGCTTGCGGCGTGGTCGATCATGCACATCCCACAGGAATTATCCATGTGCAGGAAGAGGGCGCTGACCGGTTGGCCGTCGATCTCGCAGACAACCCCACATTTGGGAAGCATGGCTTCTGGCAACCATGGTTTCCCATGCTTGGAAACCCACTCCGAGAGCATCTCGTAGTCGGTCGGTTCGTAGTGGCGGATGGTGATCTCACTCATTGCCGTAGGCGTCCCACTTGGGGAGGATCGAGATGATGCACATTGGGTAAGGTTCGTTCTGGCGGACATCGACATCGGCGTCGATGCCGAACGCTCCGCCGAGGATGATTTTTTGGTCACCCGTGGTGGTCGTCGGGGCGAGAGCATACCATGTTCCATTATTTGTGCGAACTTCGCCGCCTCTGGATTTGAGGGTGCGGACGACGACTTGGTGGATGCGCTTCTTGCGCGACTGCGCGGTGCCGTCCTCGAAATCGGCGTCGAGCTTCATCGGGCGTAGCGTGGAGGTGTAGGGCAGGCCGACATAGCCTGCGGCGGCTTGGGGAACGGTGATCGCTCCGCTGGCGACCGTGCGGGTCACGGGGGCTTGGCCGTCTTGCATGACGGTGACGGTTTTCCCATTGAGATGCGCGAGGCCGGAGATCGTGCGGTTGGCTGCGCCTCCGGAAAATTCGGAATGTCCATCGAGATACCTCCACTCGTTAGTCGTTTGGTCATCGATGTGTTTGCGCCAGAGCAGAGGGAATCGCTCCACCGTGCGAACCGTGGCGGCGGCATTTCCTGTGTAGGTGAAGGTTCCACCGCTCAAGAATGAGACCGGCGCGGAGAAACTGCCATTCACCACGACGACTTGCGTGGTGTTTGGGGTGATCGAGGAATTGGCGATGCCTAGCGACTCGCCGATCAAGCTGCCGATGGTGAAGGTGTTCGACCCGGGATTGGCCAGAACGACATAGGTCTCCGTGGCTGAAAGATTCGACCCGGCAGGGAGATTCGTGAACTGGACTCTTTGACCGGCGACGATGCCGACATAGCGTTTCACGACCATCCAGACTTCATCCTCGGTGCCGTTCCCGTAGATGGTAGCGACCGATTCCACATCGGCATCGCCGAGCGTGTGCCGGTGCCATCCGACGACCTTCTGGTCGCGCTCGTAGGTCATGGCGATGAGGGTGCCGTCTCCGCGAACGCACCAGAGGACCGCATCGGGCTGCTGCTGGTAGGCGATGTCCACGATCTCGCCGCTGGTGATGTGTTCTGCGAGGAGGGTTAAATCCGGCGCGACCCAGCCGTCCTTGTTGAGTTCGTAGACCAACTCACGCACCTTGCGTCCGTTGCGCTGGACGAAGAGGAGGACATCGTTCACCAGCGCGGCTCGCATGTATTTGCTCCCGTAGGAGGATTGCCGGTTCGCCTGCACATTGGTGGCCGAGAGAGCTTGTGTGGAATCGGCGCTGCCAATCGTCCACTCGTCGCCGGATGTGCCGATGAGGAGTTGGGATTGGCTATACAACCAGTTGATGCGGTTGCCCTCGGAGGCGGCGAGCGTGAACTGAACCGCATCAGCGGCAGTCGTGCCGGGCTGGAAATTCTCAAAATCGTCGATGGCGCTGCACCAAATCGTATTTGGCTGGGAAGATGTGCCGCCATAGCACAAGCGTTGCTCATGCATGGCGACCGAGCGCGGGTAGCCGGTTTGTCCAGAAAAGCCGGGTTCGGTCCAAAGGGTTGTTTTTTTATTACCGAGCGAATCCGCTCCAAGCCATTCCACCACGGTTGCTGATGCGGTTAGTCCATTGGTTGCTACCGAGTTGATTTTGACAATGCCGCCTGTTGTATAGTTTGAGTTGGTTAAAATGGCGCGGGCTTTTGTGTCGAGAGTGTAGGTAAAAGTCCCGTTACTTAAAGAACTCAAAGTCAGCAAGGAAACGCTCACGACTCCCGATTTAATGACGACTGCCGTCTCCCCAGCGTAAATTCCGTTGTCTGCGACGGAAATATTGGAATTGTTTAAATTTTGGATTTGGAATGTGTTGCCGCTGACATTTTTTACCGTGTAAGTGTCTGAAGATTTTAGTGCGCTGGTCGAAGGGAGCAGGGTGAATTGGACTTCTTGCCCGTTGGCAATCGGGTTGGTGTGGGCGCTAACCCAAATCTTTAGACCGCACCGGTCAGCCTCATTTCCGCTGGCAAGAATATTTTTGTCGGCAGCGACATCGTATTCCCGGACGACCTCCATCTGTGAAAGGTTTTCAATTTCAGCGGTGCCAGAGGTGCCGCCGGAATTTGCCACCGAAATTGTGTATGCATTGTCGTTTGTGACCGTGATCGAATACGGAATGGTCGTAGCCAAAGGCGATCCGCTGACGATGTGAACGAAGTCGCCTGTTTGGTAGCCGTGGTCGGTATGGGAAATCGTGGCAGTCGTTCCAGACCGGGTGAAACTTTTTTTGATCGGGCCTTTTTTCCACACTTCGTTAGGTATCCGCATGAGGCGGAGGGTGGCGTTCCAGATACCGCTGGTGCTGAAATCCCACGCTCCAATGGTATCGAGGGAGTTACTCACGCCCACGGCGTTGATTGTGTATTCTTTAAACGCAGTGAGTCGTTTCCATTTTAAATCCCAACGGGTATTGACATGGCCGGATTTGAAAATTGGATCGCTTGCGGTGAGCGTCACGGTGCCTTGATTGCTGCTGGAAGAAATCGTGGTGTCGGTGCTGTTTCGTTGCCGTTGTGGCGGGAAGTCCCAAACAACCTCCGCAAAAGTCCAGTTATTATCTGCAAGGCGCGAGAGTTTGTAGGGAGGGTAGTTCGCATGGGCGAAATACATGATGTCGTTTATCTGGACATATTGAATTTCGCGCAAGTCGGCTCCCACATACGGGTGCGAGATTTCCAAAGTCCCGCCCGAGGTGTTGGTCTGCAAGGCTCCCGTGGCGGGGTTCCAGAATCTCATGTAGCCCACGCCCATTTCGATGATGAAGCGGGTGGTGGTTGAGAAGTTGAAGCCGATCAAACGGGTCTGGTTGGTGGCCGATTTGGTGGCTCCGAGGTATTGCGTTCCTGGTCGTCGGATGACGCCACCGTAGGGGAGGATTTGGAAGTTCTCCAGAGTGCGGCAGGCGCTGCGGTATTTCTCCAAGCTCGTCCGGGCGTCGATGAAGGGACTCACTTCACCGGCGTTGAACGAGGGATAGAAATCAAATTTTGGCATTATGTGGTCGAGATTGGATTTTTATTTCAAATATCTGCGCACATTAAAAATAAGTTGTGATTACCACAATGCCGGGTGCGCCAGCACCACCATTGCCAGCCGTGCCAGTTGCCGCAGAGCATGAACCTCCACCGCCACCGCTAGTTCCGTAGCCAGTTCCGTTTCCTCCATTCCCTCCGCTAAACCCGCTTGCAGTTGTTGCGCCACCTCCGCCGCCGCCGCCGCCATTCATAACAAGTGATGGTATTGCACGGGTTGGTATAGTGCCTCCATTGGTTCCATTAGTAAGTGTTGATGCCGTTCCAGCACTTGCCGCCCCGCCACTAATAAAATGTGCCGCCCCACCAACTCCGCCGGGGAATGGTTGGAATGGACCGGGTGGAGTTGTTGGAGTTCCGCATCCGCCCCCAGCACCACCACTTGACGGAGCATAACCTTGCCCCGATCCATTCCCGCCTGCGCCAGTTATATTTCCAGCACCGCCAGTATTCCCAGCAGGTGCGCCAGCAAACCCTCCCGAGCTATTTCCACCAGATACGCCAACTCCCCCAGCCGCACCTACTGCCGCATTGATAAAAATTCCAAGAGTTGATCCAGCTACTCTTGAAACTGTTCCAGCAGTAGCCGCAGTTCCTCCAGCAACGCCTCCAGTCCCACCAGACCCAACTGTAACTGTGTAAACATCAGTATCAGGCAAATGTGCTGCATTTATTAGTGCGCGGGAGTATCCGCCACTTCCACCGCCACCACCTCCAGAAACCGCAGTTCCAGCGGCAACTTTCAAGCCTGCACCACCACCGCCACCGCCTGCAACGCATTCAAATACAACTTGCTTTGCACCTACTGGTTTTGTCCAGCCGCCTGTAAATGTTCCCGGTGTTGAGAATATATCGATTTGCGGGGATTTTGCTCCTAGCGCATCTCGCGCCTCCGCAGCAGTTGTCGAGCCTGTGCCGCCTTTGGAAATCGGGAGCGTGGTGATAGTCGGCTCCGCGCCGATATCGGCAGGCGTGAGCGCATCCGTCCCGCCTGTGGCGTGGGAAGATTTATGGGCGGTGGGCGTTCGGGAATTCGTGAGGCGGCTATCGGAATCAACGACCGCCGTGCCGGTGATCGCGGACGGGGCGATGCCGGTCGCCGGGGCGTAAGAACCTGCGGCCTGCTTTCCATCGAGAGCGGTCTGTAGCCCGGTGACATCGGATACAGCAAGCGTCACAGAACCTCCGCGCCCAGCCACGGATTGAACCGGCGCTGCGGCAGAGGCTCGGGCGTTTGTGAAATACAAATTTGTGCCTTCCGGCACATCGGTCGTGGTGCCGGGGGATGGGGAGATTTCTACAAAAGCCGATCCCGACCAGCGGTAGATTTTTCCGGTGTCGAGTGTCACATAGATTTTCCCGGTCTCCCCGGTCGGGAGCGTGGCGAATGATGACGCCTCGATGACATCATCCACATAGCTCGGAAGCTGCGAGGAGGGAACCAAGCCAGAAACCAGCGTGGCGTAGTTGCCTGCGGCCTGCTTGCCGTCCAGCGCAGTCTGGAGTCCCGTGACATCGGCAACCGTATGGGAATGGGTGGTCGGGGTCCGAGCATCGGAGAGGCGCGAGTCGGTGGTGATTACCGCCGTGCCGGTGATGGCGGTTGGGGAAATACCAGATGCGGGCGCATAGCTTCCGGCGGGTTGTTTCCCGGCGTCGATCACATCCTGTGCAGCGGAGGTGCGGTAGGGGGCGAGCGCGGCGGGCTGAAGCGCGGTGTCGGCCAAAGCGCCCTGTGCAGCGGTGGCATAGCTGCCGCTTGCTTGCTTCCCATCAAGCGCGGTCTGCAAGCCTGTGACATCCGAAATTCCATGCGAATGCGTGGCAGGCGGGAAGGTCGCGGGTTTGTTGAGGACATTGGCCCATTCGGGATTCAGAGTCGCCGAGACTGCTTGCCACGCCGTTCCGTTCCATTGCCATGTGCGGCCCATGGCGGAGAATGTCTGCCCAAGAGATGGAGAGTCGGGAAAGTTAATCATATTATTTGCTTTCTAATACCGCGACACGGGCAGGAAAAGTGAACATTAGGCTAATTTTGTTCGCAACTCGTTCACTTCCTGTTTAAGTTCGTTGACTGCGTTAATCAATAAACCAACCAACTCCGCATAATGAACTCCATAGTGTCCATCAGGATTTTCATAGACCGCTTCTGGGATAACTTTTTTAACTTCTTGAGCTATCAAACCAACGCATTTGGAGCTACCCATTGATTCTTTATCTTTCCAATAATAATATACTCCCCTCATTTGGTTTACTTTACTCAATGCCCCCTCAATAGTAGCTATATTTTCTTTTAATCTTTCATCCGAGGAGCCGCGAACAATAACTCCATTAGCATCGACACTAATTGCACTAGCGGTGCTACCATGAAGTGTTTTAGAATAAATAGAACCATTAGCGCGGAGGGCAACCATCACAACATTTTCTTTCCTATAATGAAAGATATTAGCGGTCCCGGCGGTTCCATCCTCTGCCTTCATTTGCACATAAGTCGGAGGATCATCCGTCCAGTAAGCAGTAACCGAAGGCTCGCCTGGACCAATGGCGCCATCCGCTTTGCCAACTATAAGGCTGTTTAATACTTCAACAGTTCCTCCGCTCGTCCCCTCTGAATTGGTCGGGTTAAATTTAGCTACGGTGGGGTAATTAGGTGCTGCTGCTCCTGTATTTAAGATTTTGAAAGTTGAGTTTAGAGTAGTATGTGTGTGAGTGGTAGCTGACTTGCTTGCCAGAAGAGTATTCGTCTCGGTCTCTGTATAATAGCGTTCGTCGTGCGTGTGAGTGGTAGCTGACTTGCTTGCCAGAAGAGTATCCGTCTCGGTCTCTGTATAATAGCGGTCGTCGTGTGTGTGCGCGGTCGGCGTCCTAGCGTCCGACAAGCGAGCGTCAGTCGTTACCACATAGCTTCCAGACGCCTGATATCGAGCGTCTTGCTCCGCTTGAGATAGCTGGAGTTTATACCAAGCTCCCCAAGTTCTGCCTCCAGCACCATTGTCAGAGCTACTTCTCCTCCAAATTTGAGTATTAGTCGGGGCGTCTGCGGTAAAACGGTAAATTGTTTGAGTAACCCAAGCACCGTTGTGAGTTTCAACCTGCCCAATCCACCAATCCAAAACACCTTCAGGAGCGTTAGCTGCTTGGTTCCCTTGATACCAACCGTTCTCCAACGCAGCATTCCAGTCAGAGATTGATTGAGCCGTTGCTCCAAGCCTCGCGGGGAGCCTATCATTAGCGAGGGTGCCCGAAATGATGTTAGAAGCATCATGGTTATGACTGGTCGGGGTCCTAGCGTCCGACAAGCGAGCGTCGGTCGTTACCACATAGCTTCCAGACGCTTGCTTACCATCCAACAGAGTATTCATCTCCGTCTCGGTGTAGTAGCGGTCGTCGTGCGTGTGCCCTGCCAAAGAAATTTCAGCCCAAGCTGTCCAATTCCCACCCCATCGCTGCCGCGCCCACAACCTGTTTGTTACATACTCTTGCCAAATTTGAGCGCCATCCCCAGACCCATCAGTCCCAGAAGTAAAATTGTGAAGAATGCCGGAACCTGTTGGGGTGTTTGTTGCAGAACTCGCATAACTGCCATAAGAGCCTGCTGGGCGATTCGTATTCGCGTCAATGTCGCTCGTGAACTGGCAAATAAATTGTTTGCCTGCTAGGAGGTTGTTGACTTCCGTCTCTGTGTAATACCTGTCGTCGTGCGTATGCGTAGCAGCGGCATAAGAGCCAGACGCCTGCTTACCGTCGAGCGCCGTCTGTAACCCAGTGGTATCCGAAATAGCGTGCTGGTGTGTGGCAGACGCGTAGCTTCCAGACGCTTGCTTACCATCCAACAGAGTATTCATCTCCGTCTCGGTGTAGTAGCGGTCGTCGTGGGTGTGCGAGTCCGGCGCGGCGGTGACGGTGATATTGGCCGACCCATTAAAAGAGACACCATTGATGGTGCGGGCCGTTTGCAGAGTTGTTGCCGTAGCGGCATTTCCGGTCACATCCCCGGTCAAGTTGGCCGTGATTGTTCCGGCGGAAAAATCCCCGCTTCCATCGCGAGCCACAATGGCATTGGCCGTGCTGGCGTTTGTAGCAGTAGTTGCCGAGTTGGCCACTTTGTTAGCCGTGGAAATGGTGGCGAGTTTCGTGTCAGCGATTGCTGCCGTAATGGAGACTTTGTCGTTGGTGACAGACCAATCGGTGGGTGTCCTCGCATCCGAAAGGCGGGAGTCGTTACCCTGACAATAAGTCCCAGCGGTAGTCCCGAACGAGCCTGCTTGGAGGACTCCATTTGTTCCAGTAATAACAGGGACTCCAGTAGTTGTCCCGATAGCCCCTGCATTGGTGATATTACCATGAGTGTGAAGGGACGCAGATTTATTATCTAGGGCGGCTTGAAGGCCAATAACGCTTGAAATGTCTATTTTAACATAAGGCAATAAACTCCAATTTTTTACTCCATCGCCCACTTTAATCTTTTGAGTATCTAACTCAATGGCAATTTCGCCTTCAGAAAGAACAGGGTTTGCAGTAGTCCACTCCGCTGCGGTGCCGCGTCGAATTTGTAATTTTTGAGCCATTAGTAAGTAGAAAAAGGGGTTCCTCCATCAACATCACCAATTGAGTATGTGTAGCCAGAGGTGGTTTCGACCCACGCACCGTCGTAGCGCACATAGGTGCGGAGTGTGGTCTCGTCGAACCACACCATGCCGGTAACTGGAGATGCAGGCGGGGTGGGCGAGGTAACGATGGCAATCGGGCCGGTTGGGCCAACGGCTCCAGTAGCTCCGACCGGGATGGTGAGGTTGAGGGTCTGGCTAGGTGCTGTGCCGGTGATGGTGGCTTGGGCCAAGGTTCCAACCGTTCCTGTTGTAACCGATCCAATTGCGAGCGAGTTGGCCGGGCCGGTCGCTCCGACATTGCCGCGAGGGATGGTGAAAGAAAGAATTCTGTTTTCCGGAGTCCCGGTGGTGGCGACTGAAGCATTGGTGCCTTCGGCCCCTGTTGTGGTTGTTCCAATGTTGACCGTTCCGGCTGGGCCTTGCTCTCCCGTATTTCCGCGTGGGATGGTGAAATTGAGAACCCGGTTCTCCGGGGTGCCGGTGGCGGCAACGCTGGCGTTCGTCCCTGCGGCCCCGGTGGTCGTCGTGCCGACTTGAACCGTTCCCGCTGGGCCTTGGGGGAGTCCGAAATTCAGAACGGCGGTGTCATTGGCTCCGGTGTTGGTGACGGTGGGAGTGGAGCCGGTGGGGAGGTTCGTGACCGTCCCGACTTGGACAAGGAGCGAAGGGTAGCTGACGCCGCCTGCGGGACCGCCTCCGCTGACCTGCGCGGCATCGACCCCATCGCCGCCATTGCGGGACGAGACGAGTTTGGAGGACATCCACGCTGGCTTGATCCGACCCTTGCGCTCGGTGGAATCCCGGCGCATCGCGGGGCTTTTGCCGAGGAGTTCGGTTTCTTTCGCGAGGAGCGCGGCTTTGTTGGCATCGCCGGTCAGAGGGACGGCGAGCTTGGAGGCGAGGTTGGCCGTGAGTAAGTCTATGAATAAGGAGTCGAAGAGGGTGACCTCGGTCACTTTCTTGACATATTCCAGCGTGATCGCCGTGCCGAGCCAGACATCCCAATCGGTTGTCCACCCGGCTGTAACTCCGGGCTGCTTGGTCGAACCGGCAACCAGGCAGCGGTAAACCGCGCCGTTGTTGGAGACTGCATTGCCGACCTCGTAGACGCGACCGGTGACCCATGCGGGCGAGCCGGAATCGGCATTGGTGAGGACGAAATTCCCAGCGACCTCCCATGCCGAATCGCCGGTCGAGTAGTCGTAGTCGTTGACCCGAAAGACGCGCAGGCAGTCTGCGGGAATCGCGTAGCGGTAAGCCCACTTGTATTCCGGGCGCGGGAGGGTTTCAATGACCGTGGTGGCCTTCATGGCCCATGTCCATGAACCGGCAAGCAGGAGGGCATCGCGCACCTGCGGGTAGAGGGACTTGGCAAGAAGGAGAGCGTGAGAAGACGCTCCGAATTGTTCGCCGGTTCCGATTCGCAGGATCGCTTGGCGGCAGAGTTCGTCCTCGGAAATCGAGACCGAGGGACGGAACGCCGCTCGACTTTCAACCGCCGCTTTGAGGGCCGGTTGAGAGGTGAGGTATTGAAGTTCTGCGAAGAACTGCTCTTTCATTTTTTAACAGGTGCCGCTGCCGATCCGATTTCGAGGAGTTGGGCGAGTTTCATCGCCAGCGTGACGATCAGCACATTCACAAAGACCGGCGGGTATTTGGTGACATCCGAAACGATGGAAATGGTTTCGACTTGGATGGGCGAAACTTCGTTTGTGTGGATGTAACCGGAAACAATTTCCCATTTGCCGAAGTTCTCGTCCTCGTCCACGCCGTTGACGCGAAGCACCTTGAGGGTGCCGGTTGGGAGGGCATAGCGCCTACTGTAACCAAACGCCGGGGCGGTCGGGTCGGCGTTGATCGTGGCTTGCGCCCGGGCGAACTGCCAATCGTAGTCGGAAAGCACCTCATTGCGGGTCTGGTCGTAAAGACTGGTAGCAATCGCCATTGGCTCCCCGTAAGGTTTGAAAGCCTCGGCGGTGCCGATTCGCAGGATGGCTTGGCGGCAAATTTCGGAAACCGAGTTGGCGGCGGTAGTAGTGCGAGGTTTGGCCGACTTTTCGATGAGGATGCGGATGCTTGGTCGCGACATCGTTTCGATGGCGAGAGTAGCCATGGCTTGTGCGATTTCCCCTTTTTGCGTGAGCGGCATGGAAATCTTGGCCGCGAGGCGGGCGATCAGAGCTTCCGTAAAAGGAGGAGGAAACTTGGTCACATCGGTTTGCTTCCAAGTGTAGTCGATTTTGACAGGAGAACCGAGGTCCGTGTGAAGATACCCACCAACGATTTCCCATTGGCCAAAATTCTCGGAGGAATCAATGTTTTCCACCCGGATGAGTTGCAGGAAATCGCTGGGCAGGGCATAGCGTTTGGTAAATCCTTGGGTCGGCGCAGCGGCATCCGCCGTGATGCTCAACTGCTTTTTGGCAAAAGCCCACGGCACATCGGAAAGCAGTTCTTCCAAGGTCTGGTCGTAGAATGAATTGGCAAATACCATCGGTTGCTTGATGAGGGTCTCCGAAGACCCCAACCGCATGATCGCCTGCTTGCAAATTTGTGTGCGGGTGGTGATGGTATTGGACGCCATCGAGTCCGCGATGGATTCGATCTCGCGTTTCAAGGAAGAGCGTTCGGCGAGCGTTTCAAATTCCTTGATTGCCGCGACCGCTTGATCGCCCAGCCCCATTGCCATCGCCAATTTGTAGGCCATGCGGACCACGACCATTTCCTTGAAGATCGCCGGATAAGTGGTGTCGCTGGCGGGGGGGGCGATGTAGTCGATGGCAATCGGCGTGGCAAGATTGGTGTGGATGAACGCGCCAACTTCCTCCCATGTTCCAAAATTTTCCGCCGAATCGATGCCGTTGATTCGCATGATTTTCAACGATCCAGCGGGAACGGGGTATCGGAAATCGTAGCCAGTCACTGGGTTAACGGCATCTTTTCCCACGCTTCCCACTTGCTGGCGGGCAAACCGCCAATCGAATTCGGAAAGGATTTCCAGAATGGTGGGCTGGTAGAACTTGGCGGCAAACACAAACGGCTGGCCTTGATTCTTGTAGGTTTCGGCATTGCCGACCCGAAGGATCGCTTGGCGAATAAGTTCCGAGGCGGTTGCGGTAAGGGTGCCACTATAGTTGGCGACCGACTCGATGTTTTCCAGCAAGGCCGGTTTTGCCATCAAGAATTGAAGTTCTTGGAACAGGGCTTCGTATTTCATTTGGATTCGATAATCCCGCACAATTTAAGCGCGAGGGTTGTGGTGAGGAGTTGAGTGAAGATGGGAGGGAACTTGGTCACATCGGTGACTATCTCGGTGACAAGCAGTCGGACGGGTGTTCCGAGGTTGGTATGCAAATACTGCCCAACGACTTCCCATTGTCCGAGGTTCTCCGCAGAGTCTATGTTCTCGACGCGCCAGATTTTGAGGATGGAAGTTGGGAGGAGGTATCGTTTGGTGTAGCCCCCCGATCCGACAAAAGGTCCAAAGGCATCAGCAACAAGTCCCGGGGTGGCGCGGGCAAAAGCCCAATCAAAATCCCCAAGAAGTTCATCGCGGGTCTGCTCGTAAAGCGACTGCGCGAGAAGCATGGGTTCCCCGTAAGGCTTGAAGGCTTCCAGCGACCCGACCCGGAGGATGGCTTGTCGGCAAATCTCGGTCACGGAATTCGCCGCCGAGGTCGTGGTCTTCGGCGCTTGCGTGTTGATGAGAAGCGAGCGGAGTCCGGGCTTCTGCATGGTTGCGCCAAAAAGTTCCGCCATTTGGCCGAACAGGTCTTTCGAGCCGGTCAGCGGCATGGCGAGGAGTCCGGCCAATTTGATTGTCAGTAGCTCGACAAATAACGCCGGGAACTTCGCCGGATCGGTCACGGACGCAATGTAATCGAGCACAACCGGGGAAGAGCGGTTGGTGTGGATTTTGTCGGCGACGATTTCCCACACGCCAAAGTTTTCGTTGGAATCCACATTCCCAAAACGAAGCACCCGCAAAAAATCGGTCGGCAGGGTGTATTGAAGTATGTAGCCGGTGAGCGGACCCGTGCCGCTGGTGAGGGAAACCTGCTTGCGGCAGAACTGCCAATCGAACTCGGCTTGGAGTTCCTCGACCGTCTGCGTGTAGAACAGAGAGCAATACTGCGCCTGCGCGGTCGCGTCCGTGAGTGCGGTGATGCGGGAATCACCGAGGCGGGCGAGGGCCAGATTGCAGATTTGGATATCGGTCATTGGCGCAGGTTAAAAAGGGGTGGCAGACATTTCCCGGTCTGCCAGCGGGGCTTGGTTAGGCTTCGTCGCAGGCGATCTCGACGACCTTCTTCTCTTCCATGCGAACAGCAGCGAGGCTGGCCACGGAACGGATTTGAAGGGAGTGCGAGAGGTCCGTGCGGATGTCCATGTGGGTCTTGAGTCCGCGCTCGGCGAGGATGACTCCGGACTTCACATAGGCGAAGCAGGAGCGAACCGTCGAGGTGAGGCCGAGGAGTTGGGTGCGGCGGAATTTGAAACCCATGAAGGTGTTCAAGTTTCCGTCCACCAAGGCGCGAACCGTGTTGTAGTCGGCGCTGGTCACTTCAGTCGTGCGGAGCAGGTCTTGAAGCTGGCGAGCCGAAACAACCATGATGCGCTCCTCCTCCTCGTCCACATCGGCTGCGTCGAGGATGAATTTGGCGCGGCGGAGTTTGGCGATGGTGAGGCCGGAATTCGCGGCGGTGCCGGTCTCCACATATTGCACGCCCACTTTTTGGGCGGTAGGCAATGTGGTCGCGGTGGTGCCGGTAGCGCCGGTATAAGCGGTGCCACCGAGAGCGCCGATGATGATCGAGTCGCAGGTGCGACCGTAAGCCGCAGCGTGGGATTGGATGATCGGGCTAGTTGGCAACACAACCTCGCCGAGCAACTGCTCGTCCCACTCATCGATGAGCTTCGCGGTATCGTATTGGGTTGGACGAATCCAACGCTTGGCCATCGGTTGATTGCTGATCCGAGTGTCGCCGGAGCGATGCTCGATTGCAGTCATTGTGGCTGGGTCGATTTGATTGTAGGACTTCTCTTTTCCTTCGATGGAATCGATGGTCACATATTCTTTTAGCTTGGAATTTTTCTGCTGAACGAGGTGTTTCCAGTTGGAATCAAACTGGGTCGTGAAGTGGTCGGGGATGTTCGTCAGAACGCCGTTTTGGTTAGCCATTTTTTTCTCCTTGTGTTGAGTTGGTTGGTATCAGTCGAAACTGATGGTTCATTTGCTCCCTTCGCTTTTCCGAGTGTCCCGTGAGGGGTCAGCGGCGGCGGGTATTAGGGAGCAGGCTCAACGAAGAGGTGTCTGCTCTGACGGAGGAGTGTGTAGCACACTCCGTGGTATCAGTCAAAAAATTAGCAGGGCCGGGAGTTGAACCCGGAATTCCAGATTATGAATCTGGTGAGATACCATTTCTCCACCCTGCGATTTTTCATCCCTGCTTGAGCAAGGATGTGACAAGCGCGGCGGCTTCTCGGTCGCCCTCCATGTAACGCTTGTGCCAAGCATTCTCGGGGTTCGACATGATGTCCTTGGCGCGGGCTGATCCGGTCATAAACTCGGTGCCGCCCATCGAGCGACCGACCTTGTCCTCGCTCATCATTTGCGCCATGCGAACAAATCCTCGCACGACCTCCGGATCGCTGAATCCATGTGAGTTCGCGTCCACACCCGCGAGCTTCGCAGCCTGCTTGGCGAGTCCGATGTTTTTTCCGAAATCATTTCCCCACTCCTTTTGCAGAGTCTGCACGGCCTCGGTGCGCTGCTTCTCGTAGGTCGCTTGGATTGCCTCCAACTTGAACATTTCGGTCTTCGCGTGTTGCGTGACGAGTTCCTTCATGGCCGATGGCGGGATGCCGTGCTTGTGGGCGATCTCCGCATAGGGCTTCGCCATGTCGTCGCTCCATGTCATGCCCTCGGGGAGTGCCTCGGGAGCGAACTTGTATTCCTCCAACGACTCGGGAACGCCCATCGCACGGCGGAAGGCGGCGACTTCCTCGGGCGAGGATTTCTCGTTCGGAACGCCGAGTTTTTTCCCGATCAACGCATTCGCGTTCGCGAGTGCCTTCGCCATGTCGGGAACGCTTTTGTATTTCGAGAGCGTGTCCTTGTAGTCCTTCGCATCATCGGGCAGGGCATCGAGCCACTTGTCACCAAAGGTTCCGTCTGGATTTACCCAGCCGGTCGAAGGCGTTGAGGGTTGCGTTGTGGTTGTTGTCTCCGGAGCGGCGGGCGCTGCGGCGTTGGTGCTGTCGGCTCCTGTGTCGAGCAGACTCTGCTCGGAGGAGGTGTCGATGGTTTCTTCCATAATGGTATCAGTCAAAACCGCGCATCAGTCTTGATGCGGGTGGTAACCGAGATGGGTCTCGCGACCGGCGTAGGTCTTCTGAAATTCCTCGGGCGCGTAGTCGCGCAGCCACTCGACAAGTTCGATGGTCTTATCGCCGAGCATGGGGTCCATTTCGGGGCGTGGCGGGATGTCGTTTTTGGGTTCGGTTTTCTTACTCATTTTTTGATCTTTCGTTTGGGAGTTTCGATGTCGCCGTCCGCGATGACCGGCCTGCGAAGGACCGCTTCGATGTGAAGGATCACACCGCGCTGGCCATCGCGGAGTGCAGCGACCACGGGGTTGAAATCGTAACCAGGCAGGAAGACTTGGCTTTCGGTCGCGAACTGCGCCTTGAGGTCGGCGATGACCGCTTGGCCTTCCTTGGAGGTGAACACGCGGTGGTAGGCGTTGGTGATCTTCTGGCGCTCGCGCTCGCGCCAAAGAGCGGCGGCTTTGTCTTCGGGAGCCATCACGCTTGTCCCATCATGCCGGGGAGCATTCCGGCGAGAGCGGAATCCTGCCGCACGCTGCCCGCTTTGCCGAGGGCCGCAGCGGTGCGTTCCATCTGCTCGGCCTGCATGGCGGCTTGCTGGGCTTGGGCGCGGGCTGCGCGGGTCTGCGCGACCATTTCCTCGTCCATCAGCCAGCGAGCGGGGAGACCATCGTTTCGGGCCATGTCGCGGGTGATCTCGTCGAAATCAAAGTTGTCGAGCATATCGGGCTTGATCTGCGCGTAGGGCAGAAGCATCTCGCTGGTGCGAACAAAAGCGGCGTTTTCGAGTTGCTTGATCGCGAGCGCGATTCGGGAGTTGTAGGACACCTCCGGTTCGGGGATGAATCCGACCATCGCGAGTTGCTGGGGTGGGGGAGGGAACTTGCCTTGGCGGGCGAGGATCGCAAAAACCCGGCGGAGCATCGGATTGAATAGCTCGGTCGTCATCCGGGCAAAGGTCGGCGAGAATTGGATGAGCTTTTCGGCGCTGCGCTCGGCCACCTCGCGGGCGGTCATCTGCTTTTCAAGTTGCGCGAACATTTTGAAGAGGTCTACATGGAACGCCTCGTTGATCGCTTCGCGCTTATGGTTTGCCCGGTCCACGCCGATGTCGTAGCGCCCGCCGGTTCCCCATTCCTTCGGCATCGCCGAGGGATTGTTGGGATCGAAATAGGTCACGCCCCCGGCGCGAAGATCGATGTCGTTGTCGAATCCTGCTGGGATGAGAATGCGCGGGAACGCATGAATCTCGGCCAGCGAGTCGAGTTGCTTTTCAAGAAAGTTGAGTTGCTTGCATTCCGGTAGCGCGGTCCAGCTTGGCGAGTAGCCATAGGCTTCGCAGGATTTCCATTTGAGGTAGCGGGTGACAAAGAATGGTTGCTCGTCGTAACCCGAAACCATCAGCACATGGCGCGAGGCCTTCTCGATGTAGACCGAGGCATACGGCTTGTTGTTCGCATCTTTCTTACCGAGTTCGATCTCGCCCGGACCCCGGGGATAGATCATGTGGATGCAGGTGTATTTTTTGGAAGACTTGGGAGATTCCAGTTCCTTCCGCATTCCCTCGGGAAGCGCCTCGACGCCGAACTTGAGCGCGGCCTGCCGGGCAGTCATCTCATATTCGCGGGAGAGCGTGTCCACATAGCCCTCGTCATTCTCGGAGATCGCAAACGAACCGATGTCCAGCTTGGTAAAATTGAGCGGGGAATTGCGACCGGCCTCGACCAAGATCGCCGCCGTTCCAAACGCGCCACGGTCTAGATAGAGTTCGTGAATCTCGGTGTAGAAATTCGACCGCGTGAGTTCGGACTGCACGACTTCCGTGCAGCGTTTGAACCATTGTTCGACCGTGTCCTCGGACTCCATTTCCTTGGGCGCGTCCATCGAGAACCAGCGGCTCTCCATCGGGGTCATCCACGCGAGTTGGCCGTTCGCGAGAATCATGTTTGCCCGAACCGCCGTGGCATCAAATAGCGCCGTCTCATCAGCAATATCCGGCTGCGACTGCTGGGTGAATAGACCGGCTTTCCGTGGCATCACGAACTTCGCGATGTCCTCCCACAAGGTTTCCCAAGTGGTGCGCTGCTGCACCATCTCTTGGTGGCGCTGGATTACCTTCTCGACGAGTTCGGGATTTTTTCCGGTCATTTGGTATCAGTCAAAACTGAATCAACCGAGGGTCGAGTAGCCGGTCGTAATCGGAGCCTGCGAGGATTCCCCGGCGAGGATGGATTTCTTCATGCCCTTGCGCCTCAAGATTTCTTTTTCTATATCATCCTGTGGTGCGCCGGGATCAACTTGCGCCCCTGGAGCAGGGGCGTTAGCAGCCATTTGCATGATCATGCTTTCGCGATCTTTTCGTTGCTCTTCGGCTTGTAATTTCTGCTCGGCGATTTGCTGCTCGCGAAACTTTCTATCTTCTTCGGCTTTTTTCCGCAGTTCTTCTCGATCTTTAGCCGCTTGTCGTTTTTCGGCTTCGCTCGGTCCTTTGTTTCCTCCTCCTCCATACATCGTGTTGTTTTCCTTTCTTTAGTTAATGTCGTAGGTTCTGCATTTGTCGGCGCATTTTGCCATGTGCGAAAATCCGCCAATAATAAAAGCAACTCCGAGATAAATATCGATGTCTCCACACCTCACTACTTGCGCTCGGACCTTGTCGTCGTGGTCCCCTTTATCTAGCGAATCCCCAACACGCCAACGACAACACGCAGACACAATGAGAGGGTATAAAAAGGTTTTGTTCTTAAGGAAAAACTTATTGCAAACGAGACTCTCAACAAAAAGTGCCAGCACCTCGCTGGATTCGTCACTTGTTGCGATCCTGTCTTTATCCACGCAGTCGTCGATGAAGTGCGTGAACGACCAGAATGCTTTCATCCAATGCAAAGCATCTGAATTGCCATTGGCAATTTCTTCCATGAGCAAAAATGCTTCTGGATTTTTTTGAATTTCTGCTTCGCTGTCGCAATACATGGCTAATGTTTTCTCATAAAAAAATAAAATAGCAAAAAATTTGACTGATACCCTAGTTCACCGCCGAACCTTTCCGAATCCCCCGCCTCGGAATCCGGCGACGACTTTGATCGCCTCATGGCGCTCCGGTTTGCGCGGGATCGCGGAGCGGTCGATGACCATCCCGCGCTTGATTGCTTGGTGCGAAAGGCTGAACGCATCCGCGAAATGAGATGACCAATCATGCACCGGCACATCCTTGATGGTCACGCCATCGCGTTCTTCCTTGGAATGGTAGGCGTCGAGCGCCTCGATGCCATCCGCGCAACCGGCCTCGTTGATGTGAATGCGAGGGAACGCATCGTTGGCGAGGTTGATGCCATCCCATACCGAAATCTGCCGTGGCACAGGCACCACGCCGGTCAGTCCGCTGCGGCCCAGCGCCTCTTGCCAGAGTCCGCCCACTTCCGCTGCGGCGTCATGCGGGATGTAATGCCCCCCGTAGCCATACTGCTTGTCCTTGAGCCGTGCCGCCCAATCCGCCGGGGTCTTGCATTCATCGGACCCGGAAAGGGATTCCAGATAATTGATTCGGTCGCCGACCATCTGCCATATCCAGACCTTCTGGTTGAGCGGAGCGCCCACATCCCAGCTTGTGTAGACCGGCAGTTC